GTTTGAGATGCTATATCGGAAAATGACTTTAATATATCTTTAGAAGTGATAAATAACTTTTCTGCAGCATTAGCTGTTGCTTGTAAACTTAGATTTAATCTATATGCTGATTGGTAACTGATTCCTAGATTTTTTTCTAGTTCAGCTATTCGATTACTACCTTCTAATGTAGCTTTAGCAATTGCTACTAAAGCAGCTTCAGCTAATAATGCCATTGATTGAGCTCCACTTAAATTACCTTCAAGTATTTCAGCTGCTAATCCTGATTTGTCTAAACTTATAAGATATTCTTTAGCATTTTGACCTACACTACTTACAAGTCCTCTTTGGGCAACTAGATTAGTATTTTGTTGTTCTAAATCACTTAAAATAGCTTCTCCTCTTAATTTAACTTCAGCAAGTTCATTTTGGAGTTTTTGTTTTAACTCAACATCATTTTTTGATAAATTATTAATTCTAGATTGAATTACAGCTTCACTAGCTGTTTGTTTTTCCCTTTCTTTTGCTAATTCTTTAGATATATTTTGACCTTTATTAAGTTTAGCTTGTAAAGCTAATTGTTTATCAAAACTTGTAGTCATTTTTTTAAGTCCGCCTACAATATCTCTTCCATAACTTTTAGCTACTTTTTGACCAATATCATCTAATCCTTGAGCCTCATCAATAGCATCAGCAAGTGCTTCTTGAAGTTTAACTCCAATATTTTTAACAGCATCAATAATTCCCTCTAATTCTTCTCGAGTTTCTTTTGCTGCTGCTGTGGATTTTTTAATTTCGTCTGATGCTGCCATAATTTATTTATATGTTATAAATATTATTTATAACTGCTTTTTGTAGGAATTTTTACAGTTCCATCCGAATTTACCATGTTGGTAGAATTTGAATTAGAAGATTCTTTAGATTTTTTCATCATTTCTGATTGTTTATCATAATGATCTTTAATCTTAGAGTAAGTAAATTTTCTTAACCATAAAGGCATATCATAGACTACAGGCCAAGAATACCCCCCTTGCCCATAAAAGCAAATTTCGTGAATTTGAGTTAGAAAATTTAATCTATATTGTTTAGCCGAGATTGGCGTCAGGCCAAAAAAAGTTAATCCCAATTGGGAGAGAGATTGATTTTGTTGAAGAGGAGGGAAAAAAAGTTAAATCCACGTCTGGTTGAATTTTTGAAATATGCTCTCTAAATGCCCTAGCATCTCGAGCTAAAAAAGCTTGATCAATAAATTCTCGAATAGTTTTAGATTCTTGATCCCCATTAATAGAGGTAATTATGTATTTTAAACGGGTAGTTAACTCAGGAGATTCTTCTTTTTTTATTCTTTTTAACCCTTCTAATTCTTTACTAATTTTAACTTCATCACCATGAGTTAAAAATTTAAATGTAATTTCATTATTTGAAGCTGGGAGAGTAAAAGTAAATTCGTTTTGTCCTTTAGTATATAAAGATTCATCTAAAGGTTTATTGTCAATTTCGGATAAGTCAACAGTTTCTTCTATACCATTATAAGTAAATTTATATTCAGCTCCATATCCTAAAATACGAGCAGCTATCATTATAGCATTTTTATCACCAATAACTAAGTCATTGTAATCAAATTTAGTTACAATTAATGATTTTAATAATTTATCTAGTACGGTTCCATTTTGAATATAGTTTTGATTAGTAAGGATGTCTTCTTCCTTAGCAGTCATGTACTTAATTTCAATAGTACCATTTGATAGTGGATGACCTTCAGGATATAATAAACCTTTTGAAGGTAACTCGATTGTTTCTGTTGGTAAGTTAAAACTCATATTTTTATTTATAACGTTTATCGTGTATACATATTTAATATAAAAAAGAGCTTGACGTTAGCCAAGCTCTCTTTAAAAGTAATTGTTTTTTTTTAGAAGTTCAAGATACAGTAATCTGGTTGAACTGTCATTTGTAAGTTAATAGCAGTATTTTCTGTATCCCAACCGTATTCACCAAAATTAGCTTCAGTAATTAAAGCACCTTTGATAATCCATTCTGATACTACATCACCTACAGGACCTAATACGTTAAATGTCAAATCTTTCTTGTAGAAATCTGAATAACCATCTCTACCAGTTACTGATTCGTGGTGTAGTCTTACCCATTCCATTACTGCTTGTGCACCTGAAGGTGTGATTGGATCAAATAGTGTAAACTGGATAGGACCCCAAGTAGATTTACCTTTAACGAAACGTTGAACGTTAATATGGTTTAAAGCCACTGTGCCTTGACTTAATGTTACAGCACCTACACCTTTAATTGTGTAAGCTGGAAACCCATCAATATACATGATGAATCTATTCGCTTGTTTTGGCTCAAACGCTGTGAAAAATATTTCGTTCGGATCTAATACTGCCATTGTTATCTATTTTATTCTATTATAAATATTCGTTCTTTAAACCTTTATACTGGGAAAGTAGCCCCTGTTGGTAATACATTAAAGTCTAAAATTATAAACTCAGCTGTTTTGGTTGGTTGTAAGTAAATAGCACCAATTAATTGATTTCTATCAATTACATCTGGGGTGTTGTTACTGTCATCCATTACTACTTTAAAAGCGTATAAACCTTGTCTTTGTTGAACAGTTTCTAAATATGGATTTACTGCTGCTAAGAAATTATTTCTTGTAGCTGCTGTATTTTGTTCAAATACTAATGTTTGAGCAACTTGTCCAATATAAGATTTAAGTGAAATTAATAATCTTCTAACATTTACTCTATCTAAAGCAGAAGCTTGTTTCTGTAATGTTTTCTGACCGTATACTACAACACCTGTTCCAGGGAAAGTAGCAATTGGGTTAACATTTTGTTCATATAAAGTATCTCTATTAGTAGCTGTTAATTGTCTTTCAGCGCGAACTACGTTAGTTAATCCTCCTCTATTAATACCCGCTGGGGCAAACCATGGCTCGCTTACACTGTCGTTAAATGCATAAACTCCTGCGATCATAGTTGAGGCTGGGACCCATGCTCTAGTTCCTAAATCAGGATCTATTGTTTGTAACCAAGGCCAATACATAGTTGCATATGAACTATTTCTTGAAGATGCTTGATTTACAGTTTCTGTAATACTAGTAGAGTACCCATCAGGATCAATCACTAAAATACTATCACCTCTAGTTTGAGTATTATTGATAGCTGTAGTAATCTGAGATGTATGGTCAGCATTAGTTAAACCTGGGAGGAATAATGAGTTAAATTGGTAATCATCTTGGTTAGATAATAAATTTAACATAGTAGTATAATCACTTCCTACTAAACCTTGTGAATCTGTAGCATTAATATCTTGATACATATTCATTGTTCTACCCGTAGGAATTATATTACCTACACCTCCAGCAAATGAACCATTGTACGAACCCGATCCTACTAATGGAAGTGATCCCGTATATATATCTCGTGCGTTTCCAGCATTATCTAAATAACTTGGGGTTGTTAAATTTACTGATTTGACTCTTACATACCTAGAAGCATTTGGATATGATCCAGATATTTGCAAGTAATTATCTCCTGAAATATAGTTAGCTTTTTCATCACCAATTACTCTAGAGATAAAGTTATCTTGAGTTGGATCTAACGATAAATTAGTCCAAGATTCTAATATTGATTTATTGTTTTGGGTATCTGTACCTCGTCTAATAAGTAATGAAAAAGTTCCTGAGGAAGTATTTACTGTATTAACTTCCCATCGTACATTATCAGAAGAACCTGATGCCATTGCATTTTGAGAAAGTACTGAACCTGTATTATTCCAAATAACACCTTTATCAATTGCTTCTAATTCAAATGATGTTGCTGATGCTGATATTGCTGTAATGCTAGCTGAAGCATAAACCCAGTCTGAGGGGGAATTTACTACTCTAGTTACTAATAAAGTGTTACCTCCATTATTAAAATAGTTATAAGCTGCAATTGAAGTAAAGAAAGTGTAGTCTAAACTACCACTTTCAAAGGTTGTTCCAAATCTGTTTTGATAATCACTATAGGTTGTAACAACAGTAGGAATTTCCACAGGACCTTTAACTGTAGGACCTACGATAGCAGCGCCTACTTGA